AGCGATCTATTTAAACCTAGCCATACGAATAGCGCCGATGTTTGGTAAGACGCTATCAAATGACACGCAGAAGAATGCACGGCAGGCATTTAATGAGTTGATTGCAAGACATACACAGCCACCACGCAAGAACCTGCCAACCAATTTGCCTAGCGGAGCGGGTCACAGACATCATCATGGTATTCATGATAATTTCATACGGCCACCAGCACCCACAATAGACACCGCCTTTGATGGTGAAATAGATTTGGAGTAAAACATGACTACAATTAATAAATTGACAGGGATTGACAGTTTAACCGCTGGTGATTTGCTTGCCATATTTGCTACCAATGACGGCCAAGCCCGTAAAGCCTCTATATCAACACTTCAGGCCTTCATGCAGGCCAATCTTAGTTTTGGTGTTGCCGCATTCACAACACAGTACGCAAGCCCGTCATCAACAGGGTTCAGTGTTCAGATAACGGACGACACAGACGACACGCATTTAATCCTCACACCTACTGCGACATTCGCAACAGGTACGATTGTTTTACCCACCTCTACGGTAGCCGTAGACAAACAACAGGTTTTGGTGAATAGCACACAGATTGTCACCACCTTGACCGTTGATGGAAGCGGAGCCACTGTAACCGGGGAACCCACCACATTAGCCGCCAATGACTTCTTCACCCTTAAATTTGATAAACCTAATTCCGTCTGGTTTAGAGTAGGCTAAATGGTACAAATACCAATCCTAAACGGTATATTCACAGATCAGGATAGCGATTTTAGAACTTCCTATCCGCGAAACCTCATTCCTGTTCCTGTCAACCAAGGGATTTCCAATGGATACTTGCGGCCTGCTGATGGTATTGTAGAGTTTGCCTCTAATGCGCCAGGTATTGATAGAGGTGGCATCAATTGGGACGGAGTATTGCATCGTGTAATGGGTACTAAATTTGTTTCCATTTCTGAAACAGGGGTTATCACCGTAATAGCCGATGTTGGTGCCGGTGGGCAGGTTACACTTGATTATAGCTTTGATTTTTTAGGCGTATCATCCAACAAAAACCTTTTTCTCTTTGATAAGACGACATTAACACAAATCACTGATCCAGATTTAGGCCCGGTAATTGATTTCGTATGGATTGATGGGTTTTTCATGACAACAGACGGGACATCTCTTGTTGTTACCGAATTAAATGATCCTTTTTCAGTTAATCCACTGAAGTTTGGGAGTTCAGAAATTGACCCGGACCGGATTGTTGGATTATTAGAATTAAACAATGAAGTTTATGCATTAAACAGATTTACTATTGAGGTATTTGATAATATTGGCGGGTTAGGGTTTCCGTTTGCTAGGATTGAAAGCGCGGCTATTCGCCGGGGATGTATAGGAACACATGCTAAAGCTATTTTCCTTGAACAGATTGCCTTTATGGGTGGAGCGCGTAATGAGGCCACGTCTATATGGCTTGGTATTAGTGGACAGTCCCAGCGCATTGCAACCCGTGAGATAGATCAAATATTAGCAGAGTTTACAGAGGTTCAACTTGCTGATTCCGTCATGGAGGTGCGAGTTGATAAAGGACACCAGTTTTTATATATCCATCTTCCCGATAGAGCTATTGTTTATGACGGGGCGGCTTCCGGTATTGTAGGTCAACCTATCTGGTTTACATTGGGGTCAAGTATTGTAGGGGATTCCATTTATAAAGCACGTAATCTTGTAAGGATATTTGATAAATGGATTGTTGGTGATCCTACAGCCCCTAGAGTTGGAGAATTTGTTGATAATATCTCTTCTCACTATGGCGATGCTATAGGATGGGATTTTGGTACTATCATTATTTATAATAGTGGTTTTGGGGCGGTATTTCATAGACTGGAACTTGTCAGTTTAACCGGGCGCTCTGCTTTTGGTGATGAGTCAACTATTTTTATGTCGTATTCATTAGATGGGGAGACGTTTAGCCAAGAGTTCGCTTTACCTGTTGGTAAATTTGGTGATAGGGATACCCGTATTGCGTGGCTTCAAGCTGGTTCGATGCGTAATTGGCGCATACAGAAGTTTAGAGGCACCAGTGATGCTCACATGTCAATTGCTCGTCTTGAGGCGACAATGGAGGCATTGAATGTCTAAACCAACCACGCCGCTAGATAGTGAACTTGCAAAGATTTTCGGTAACAACACCAGAATATTCAGGGCAATGCGGGAGTTGTTCAAACAAGCAGGAGACTTATCACCCACCGCTATTGAAGAGGCGTTAATTGCTGCTGGAATGGCTGATAATAAAGCTGTACAGGCTCTTGACATATTGGAGAGAATAGCAAGCGCAGTTGAATTGTCATCACTAATCCCTCGAAGAGAAGATATTAAAGATGATGATTTGTCTCCAAGAAAAGAAGATTTAAAAGCAATTGAGGATTTATTTCCACCCATTATTCCAAATGTTAAAGAAACGTTGCAGGTATTTCACGTTAGGCATGAAGAGGCAAGGTTTACTGCTGGTGGAAGCAATCTTCTTGGTGTTAATACAAAAGTGCTAAATACAACGGTTTTAAACACCATAACGGGTGCGTCAGTAAGCTCAAATCAAGTAACGCTACCCGCGGGAACCTATGAAATGCAAGGTATGAGTATTGGTCATGATGTTGAGCGACACCAAACATATATTTATGATACTACTGCTGGATCAGTATTAATAGAAGGTTCTTCTAATTTTGCAGCAGCAGCAGATACTAATTGTCAACCAAGTAGTTTTATTGGTACTCTGACATTAGATGGCACAGAGGTGTTAGAATTGAGACATTACACCGGGCGGGTGCAAGCAACCGATGGATTTGGTATAGCGATTAATAATGCTACTGATAATGTTAGAAATGTTTATGCAGATTTTTACATAAGAAAGGTTTGAAAATGACTGTAACGATTGAAAATATTATACCTGCAAAGGACGCTGAAATAGTTGATACTGCTCAATACACATCATCTAATGTAAAAACTATTATTGATAAATTCACCGCAACAAATGTAAGTGCTGGGACCTTAACTTTATCAGTTAATCTTGTTCCTAATGCAGGAAGCGCAACGAATACTAATTTAATTATTGATGCTCAGCCTGTTGCTGTCAATGAAACATTTACGTTCCCCGGGCTAGTGGGTCATATTTTGACAACGGGCGATTTTATATCTACGAATGCCAGTGCAACAGGCCTGACAATCCGAGCAAGTGGTAGAGTGGTAACATAAATTGCAATTTGTTTTATAATATTATATACTTCCCAAGTGCTGAGTTACCGCGTCCCCGGCCACGCATAAGATGAAAGATCGTTATGCAGGCCTTAGCCCTCAAAGAAGCCGAAGAAATAATGCTTGATATGCCTCAAGCGGATTGTCCCGTTGTCCATCGTTTTGGTGACGGGATTTATATTCGTGAGGTAACAATGCCTGCCGGTGTTCTTGCAATTGGCCACATCCAGAAGTTCGCACAGAATAACTTTCTCCTACAGGGTAAAATTGCCATGCTTGGGGATAAGGGCGTTAAGGTATTAGAGGCTCCGCTGTTCTTTGTTGGCGATCCTGGCAGGAAAATCGGCTTTGTCATGGAGACTGTAGTCTGGCAGAATATTTGGGCTACTGATGAGACAGATATTGATAAGCTTGAAGCTATGTATATGGATAAGAGCGCGGCCAATGTTTTAAAAGCAGAAGAGATTGACGCGATTGAATACGCTATGCGAGAAGAAGACCGTGCAGACTATGACGCGGTTATTGAGGCAAGCCCCTTTACCCATGATGAAGTAAAGACACAGGTTGAGAACCAAGAAGACCGTGTTGAGATGCCGGTTGAATGGGCTTCTGTAATTACCCAGAGAAATTCCAACATCCACGGCAAGGGAATGTTTCTGACATGGCCCGTTGAAAAGGATTCTGTTCTGGGTCCAGCCCGATTGGGTGGCATGAGAACCCCGCTTGGCAGATATGTAAATCATTCAAAAACCCCGAACGCATACCCACAGGTAATGGATAACGGGGATATTTATTTTGTTGCTAATCGCGATATCGCAGGATGTCAGGGCGGAAGTAACGGCGAGGAAATAACGATTGATTATAGGGATGCCTTAAGATTGTCAGGAGTTAAAACATGAGTGGGATTGCTACGGCTATAGCAGTAACGAGTATTGGCGGAGCGTTGTTGTCCTCCAGTGCACAGAAGGGCGCGGCCCGTGAGGCAACGGAAGCACAGGAGCGGTCTACTGAGTTAGAGATTGCGGAATCTAGACGTCAATTTGATAAACTTCAAGAAGTCTTACAGCCCTTCGTTGGGGCAGGGGCCGGTGCTATAGGGGCGCAGGGTGCCTTAACAGGTCTTGAGGGTCCAGAGGCAGAGGCGGCAGCTATTGCGGGTATTAAGGCCGGTCCAGAGTTTGGGGCATTGGTGGAAACGGGTGAAGAAGCGATATTGCAAAACGTGTCCGCAACAGGTGGGTTAAGGGGCGGTAATGTTCAATCTGCGTTAGCTCAGTTCAGACCACAAATATTAAGCCAATTGATTAATCAAAGATTTGGACGCCTTGGACAAATATCTCAACTTGGTCAGGCTTCGGCGGCTGGCGTTGGTGCCGGGGCTATTAGAACGGGTGAAAGTGTCCGAGGTTCGTTCCGTAATCTGGGCGAGGTGCAAGGACAGGGTGCTTTGGCTGAGGGCAGAATAGGTGCTAACCTGTTTGGTGATATAGCGCAGACAATAGGAACATTTGCCGGATCGGGAGTATTTTAAATGGCTGTAAACGTAGCACAGTTTTTAGCAGGCATTGAAAGCCCTGTAACTAGGGTTCAGCAAGGCGTTACTTTCGGGCAGCAGCAGGCAGACCGGAGAGCGCAACAAGAGGCCGCACAGGTACAGGCGGAACAGCAAAAGAAAGTACAAGCCGAACTATTGGCATTGTCTCAAAAAGAAAATAGAACGGCTGATGATTTTCAGGACTTGATAATTCGAAATCCTGGATTGGCCCAGACGTTTCAGACGAACATTGACCAACTAAACGAGGAAGCCAAAGCCGCCACCATTTCAGAGGCGACTAATGTATTTGCAGCGCTATCAAGCGGCAATAATGAGGCAGCCTTAAAGATAGTTGAGGACCGGAGAGAAGCGGCTGTAAATTCTGGTAACCAGCAGGAAGTCCAGAAGGCTGATGTGCTTATTCAGGCTATCAAGACTGATCCTAAAGCTGCTCTGACATCTGCTGGCTTGTTCCTTGCTACTGCAACGGGTGATAAGTTTGCAAGCACATTGGAAGCAGTTCAAAAGGTTAGCGCACCTAAACAAATTAAATTTACCAATGTTGTTGAAATTGGCGGCGGTAAATTCGCAGGAATTAGCTCTGAAACTGGGCAGTTTGAAAACATCAAAACAGCCATAACCGGAGATACTCTCAAGCAACTTGACTTTGCTAATAAAGAATCAAAGCTCAAGTTTGAACAGACCTCAAAACTTGTTGATACTGCCAAGAAAGACAAGCGTATTAATGACTTCTTAGAAGTAAGCACGAAATTTGATAGAGTGCAAACCGCAGGCGATACAGCAGCGGGGGATATTTCTTTGATCTTTGCCTTCATGAAAATGCTTGATCCCACATCGGTGGTTAGAGAGGGTGAATTTGCTACAGCACAAAACAGCGGCAGTGTTCCAGAAAATATAATGTCGGCTTATAATAGGGCATTGACGGGGGAGAGACTTCTTCCTGAGCGTAGAGCAGATTTCAAAAATCAATCACAAGCCATATTCGATAGATCAAAAGAAACGGCGGATAAAACATTGCGGCCAATTGAGAAGAGAGCAAAGAAACTTGGTCTTGATGCTGAAACCATCAGAGAACAGATTTTTGGTATACAGCAAGAGGCCGAATTGCCCGAAGGGCTGCCGCCTGGTACGGTCGACAATAAAAATGGAACATTTACTTTGCCTGATGGTACAGTTGTGGAGCCTGAATAATGGTTGATATTCCTAAAGGGTTCAAAGCTGTAGAACAGGAAAAACCAGTTGTAGAAGCCCCTCCTGGATTTAAGATAGTGCAGGCTGTGGACGAAGAGTTGCCGTCTTTTGGAAGGCCAGGTGAAGAGTTGCCACCTACACAAACCCGGGAAGAACGTGAAGAAGCGGCATTGGAAAGACAGGGACCGGGAGCGTTAGCCCGTATCGGCGAAGCGATTGCAGAGCCTTTCCGAGAAACAGAATTCGGTTTAGACCCTGAAACAGTAGAGCAATTCACACAAAGCCCGATTGATATAGTCAACACATTCAACAAGGTCTTAATTGGTGGCGGTGTTAGTGCCGCGTTCTCACTCCTTCAGGGCGTGGGGGCAGCAAGTGAATCTGCTATTAAGGGTATAACTCAGACCTTACGGGAAACGGGTGTATTGGACGCGACGACCGCTCGTAAGTTTGAACGTGACGCTACAGAGATACTTGATCTAGGAGCTTTGCAGGTCGGGGTGTCTCCCGGCGCACTAAGACGCGGTGTAGGAAGAGGTAGAACGGCGGCCCAACTTGAGCAGGAAGAGGCACAAGCCGCACGGGTCTTGCAAGAAAGAAACCTACCACAAAAAGTCCCCTTAACTCAGGCTGATGTAACACAGGACATTAACCTTCAATCACAATTAGATGAGGCTTCTCAAGGCTTACTAGGCGAACGTGCTAAAGCATTAGCCGATCAGGTCAAGGTAGAGCAGAGTCAGGGATTACGTGGAAATGTTGAAGAGTTCCAGAAAGCGGTATCAGGTCGCGAAACAGCCTTAGCAGCACAAGAGGCCGGATTAGGAGTTGACCGTGCGTCACAGGCCATAAAAATAGCAGCTGGCGATGCAAAACGGGCTATTCGGGACGCATACGACCAAGCTAAATCCTTAGATGCCTCAATTGATGGCGACCTTGTGAAATCATTTGGCCAGAGCGCAAGGAAATCACTGATTGATGAGGGGTTTGATATAACCGATAGCCCTAAGCTTGCCAAGAGCCTTAATGAGATTGAAGACTTAAAGTTAATTGACGGCAAGGTAACAGAAGCCACAGTTAATAATCTTGAGCTATGGCGGAAGCGTGTTAATAAACGCATTCAATCAGTTAGAGCCTCGGACCCGGCAGAGGCAGAATCATTGCGTAGATTGAAATCAGATTATGACCAATTCTCAAGTGATGTGCTGGATGAAGGTCTTATTCGTGGGAATGATGAGGCTATACGGGCATGGCGCAAGGCCAGAGATTTAAGGACTGATTTTGGCAGGCGGTTTAACGATGATGCAACCATTAAAAAGATTGTCAATGAAAGCCTTACCCAAGAAGAAAGCGTTAACCTTATATTCGGCGGCTCACAGATGGGCTTTAAAACTCAGGCCGGTGGTATTGTTCAGAAGATGAAGGCAGTTCTTGGCGAGCAAAGCGAAGCGTTTAAATCCCTTAAGGAAGAGGCTATTCTTCGGTTGGTGAAAAATCAATCTGATGTCGCTGATTTCTCTGGTGCTAAATTTAACACGGCTTTTGAAAAGGCTATGAAGAACAACCAAACATTGATGAGAGAGTTGTTTACACCAGAAGAATTAATTGATTTACGTAACTTCGCTAGATTCTCCAGAGACGTGACGGTTAAAAAGGCAGGCGCGACTAACCCACCAGGGACATTTAACAAGCTTGCGCGGTTTATGCAGGGTACGGGCATCAACTCAAACTTTGTCAGTAAATTTATGAATGCCGCATTTGGAGCAATTATAACGCCAGCCAAGGAAGCAAGGGCGGCGCAACGGATAGAAGAGATTATAAATTTCAAACAAAAAACAGACAGAATCAGAACCGATCCAGAATTATTTAGAACAGCAATTGCCGCAAGTATAGCAGCACCGGAGGCAGAATAATGTCATTTGAAGTAACTAATCCATTTCCTGTTTTCACGGATACCAAAGGTGAGCCGTTAGAGAACGGCAAGCTTTTCATAGGAGCTGTTGATCTCAATCCTAAAACCAATTCTGTTAGCGTGTTTTTTGATGCGGCCCTGACAATACCAGCAGCGCAACCTATCAGGACATTAGGTGGTTATCCTTCAAGGGATGGCACACCTTCTGATATTTTCATTGCCCAAAACTCACATTCTATTACCGTCGATGATAAGAATGATAAATTTGTATTCTCTGATCCGGGTGTTGTTGTTGTTGAAGAATCTATCTTATTTTTTGATACTAAATCTGATATGTCAGTCGAAGTTTCTTCTAATTTTACCGAGGGTCAACTTGTTTTTATGGTATCGCGGTCGATTGCCGGAGATCAAGGCGGCGGAGAATTTAGGGTTACGAAAACAGATATTTCCACAAATGTGACGGCTGATACACAACAAGGATTTTTTGTTCCATTTGATAGTGATGTTACGGGAGCAAGCGGCGGGTTTATTCGTAACAGCAAGCGTATAATTCCTCATATGTTTGGGGTAAATGGCGTTGGCCTGGTAGATGATACTGTAGCTTTTCAGGCTGCAATGAATTTTGTAGCGGCTAACAAATTTTCGGCATTACATGTTCCAGAGGGAACTTATCTTATTACGACTTTGGATTATGGTAAATTAACAGGATCGCAAAGGTATGACATTATTGGTGCTGGATTTAATAGAACCAAGTTTATAAAAACTGACGCTGCCCTAGAAGCAATGCTAACAATCAGTGCCGTCGATCAGACTTTCTTTACAACGAATATAGTCTTTAGAGATTTTAGGATGGAAGGCCAGGTTGGAACAACAACGGCCTGTATTCTTAGCTATGGTATGGCTAATAATGTCTTTGAAAATCTATGGCTTGAAAAGGCGCTTGTAGGCTGGCAGGATTTTGGAGCCATTTCATGCACATGGAAAACCTGTAACTTTAACGCCAATGTCATTGGGTTCCGAATGCAGTGGTTTAATTCTGCTGTTTATACGGGTGATCCAAATTCAAACTGGTTGAACAATTGCCTTTACACTAATAATACAGATTGGGGAATCCATTTTAATGATGGGCGTTTATTGGGCATAAGTGGAGGCCGAATGGAATCAAACGGCAATTCGCCATTAGGTGCTGATTTTGGCGGATTGTTCGTAGGCCAAGAGGCAGGCAGTCGGATTGGCAATGAAAATAATTTGGGAGTTGATCGGGTAGATGATGAGGCAGTAATTGGTTTTGGCCGAGCAGTCAGCGTTAACGATGTGTGGTTTGAGAATAATGCTGGTACCGCAGATATCTGGTTTAAAGGTGGTGCAAATAATGCTGATAACTGTTATTTCAGGACATCCTCTATCACATCAACTAATGATATCAGAATAACTAATGGTACTTATAGTCTAGATAGAACTATTCATTCTCTTGATAAGGCTGTCATTATTAATGAAGAGTCAACCGTTGGTTTTGGCAATGTTATCAGTGGCATTCGTCTTATTGATCCTGAAAGTGATATAAGCTATGATCCTGATAAAACGTCATTGGTTGGGATTGAAAATAGAATTGTCCCTCATGCCATAGCACTGGGTGTTTTTAGGATATCAGGCGCAGATAATACAGTGGCCGCACTTGGTGGTAATAATAGGGATACCGGAGTTACGAGCATAACCAGAACAGGTACGGGTATTTATGCGGTGGTCCTAGACACTTCCTGGGTGCTTCCTAATAATCCACTTATTTCTATTCAGGGCCTGTCTGCTGCCGGTGCCGCTATTCCAGTGCATTATACTTATACGGGGGCAGGCGTCACTGGGAACTTTACAATCCAAATGAGGCGGTCGGATTTACTATATGACCCAACGACGGATAGTATAAACCGAGATTTCCAGGTGATTGTATATTCATGACCGATTATAAAACAACATTGATAGCAGATGAGGGATTGCGCCTTAAGCCTTATAAATGCACGGGCGACAAGTTGACCATTGGAGTCGGGCGTAACCTGGAGGCTAAGGGCATTTCAGAGGCCGAAGCTATGCTTATGCTAGACAATGACATAAAGCATGCTAAGGACGCTGCACGGCGGTTAATACGGACATTTGATGCGCTTTCAGACGATAGAAAGATTGTTTTAGTGTCAATGGTGTTCCAGATGGGAGAAAGAGGCGTTTCCAAGTTCCGCAATATGATCAAATGTATTGAGATGCAGTCTTTTGATATTGCGGCAGCGGAGATGTTAGACTCCAATTGGGCGAAACAAACTCCTAATAGAGCTAAGAAATTAGCCGAAATGATGAAAGGATAGGACCACAAGTTTTATCTTTTGAGTAATAGATGAGGGTAAGGGACGGGTGAGATATTGATTCCCGCGAGATTGCCCAAGAGCGACCAATTAGATACAGACCTTACAAGATGTATCGTTCATGAGTAACGCCTAGTCTATTGTTCGCATATATGACATGCATACCACACACTAACTTTATGCATACCTATACATGTTGAATTTATAAAGGACTGAATATGTTACAGAAACTTAAGAACGCATGGAAATCACGCACGGTATGGATCGGCAGTATCGCAACCTTCCTATCTGCTATGCAGGCCAATATGGTGGATTTAGCCCCTGCCCTTGAACCTAAAACATATGCTATTGCAATGTTCTCTCTATCAATGGTGCAAGTGTTCTTGCGGTTTGATACCGCCAAGCCCCTGGATGAGAAATGATAGCGTGGTTAGGAACTAAACTTGGTGGATACTTGGCGGCTGCTGGGGGCGTGTTGCTTTTGCTTTTGGGAGCCTTTCTGAAAGGCCGTAAATCAAAGGCCAATGAAGTTCAAGCCGCGACAGCAAAGACAATAATCAAAACCACAAAGAAGGACAAGAAAATTGAAAAAGCTAATCGTGATATTGGTGCTGATGGTCGCCGTGACAGGTTGCGCAAGTACGCAAGTGATTCAAAAGGATTGCCTGTGGACAAGTGAGATAAACCCGACCAATGATGATATTGATGTTATTTCAGATTATCTTGTGGAGCAGATATTGAACCACAACGACAAATATGTAGAACATTGCAATTAAAAATAGTACACTGACATTTTAACAACAGGATAAAGACAATGGCACAAGGACCAAAGAAGACAGGAACAACCAAGAAAACTAAGCCAAAGCCCAAAAGCAAATAATGGTTTGGTTGTTGGAGATATTGCCATGGGTGGCAGCATTTTTTTTCTTATTCGCGGCATGTGATAAATCTTGTCGTGCTACTGGTGCTATCCTCCTAATATCTTCAATTGTCAATGCGGCTTTCTACCCTTATCTAAAAGAATTGGCCGCTGGATCAATTATAGACAACCTTACCAAATCAACAATTATAGACACCATTAACGCCGGGACTATTATGCTTTTGATAACATCTGCAAAATGGTTCAAGGAAAAAACAATCATACCGCAGATACTCATCCTGATGGGGTTCATGTTTGCACAAGCAATGCTGAATATAGATGCTTTGCAATACAGAACAACTGGCGTTCATACTTTATGGTGGGATAATTTTGAATTAATTAATATAGCTTTATATATCTTAACAGGATTGTCTATTATGAAAGGCTCGGCAAATGGGGCGCGAAACATTTATGAATCAAGTCTCTCTCTTGTGGGGCGATCCAGTAGGCCAGGTTTTGGTGTTCGCAATATTATCTGAGGGCTTAATATTAGGTGCATTTGCATGCGGCCTTATTACATTGGGTATGTGGGAAGAATTTAAACAGGGTTTTAAGGATAAGATTTTATGGGCATGGAAGAAGATAGTTAGATGATTACGATGAAGGCTAATATAGTTAATTTCGCGGGCAACGCTTTTCTTGCTGGATCGGGCGGTGGTGGGGCTGTTCTAGCCCTTAAGTGGCTTGGTGAGCATGCCTCGGGGATTGGGGCATTGGCCGTGATCATCGGTATTGTGTTGGGGAGTATATTAAAGATAAAGGCCCACGTCCTAAGAAACAAAGAACTTGCCTTAAAAGAAAAAGAACACCAAGAGACGGTGCGCCATAATAAAGCTATAGAGGCCAAGACAATCGAACCCAAAGATTAGCGGCTAAGGCCCTAACTGCCCCGCCAACCCTCATTAATTCCATTCTCATCGCCGCTTTTAGTCCGTCCATGAAGGGTATGTAATCTTTGTATTCCTCTGTATGCCCCTCAAAGACCCATTCCCCATCCCACAAGAACCGCCACAACGTGACGTAACTTTTATCATTTGGGCCATATCCCGTCAAACTTCCCTCATTAGCGACATGAATTATGTGAAAATGGCCAAACCACCGGCTCGACCATGCGACAACTAACTCACCCCCGTGCGAGGCTATCTGCTCTTTAGCCCATATATAGCAATTCTTCATCTTATATCCACGGTGTAGCGGTTAGTCCTCTTATTTAGTATAGCATAGTTTAGCGATTGCTTTATAAAAACTTCTTACATCTTGCCCAGAATGGGCGGGTTGCAGGCCAGTCTTTTTTTTCATACACCATGTCATAATCTTCAATCTTCGCCGGAGTCATCTTTCTGACGAAATCCGTCATGGTTTCACATTTCTTATTATTGCAGAACCCGGTAAAAGTATGACATTCCCAAAACTCAAAAATTATATCCTTCCCTGTGTCGTGATATGTTTGAAACTCAATTAGCTTTGTGCCACAAACAGGACAGTCCACATCAGGCGGGTTAATACCATTTACTATTGACATCATTCATTCCTTTGTAATTCTTCACGTATAGGCAGATAAACGCCTTGCTCTGAAAAGTATTGTGCAATTCTGTCGGTATATTCCATCATTTGCTTGACGTTCATCAACCTTGTTACGGCAAAATCAAACACGGTGATATAATCTATCTTTTCTTCATACGACAACGGCTTGATAAGTTTATCGTATATTCTACAAAACCGATCATTATCACGGCACAATATTGGAACACCAAACAGAAGTTTACACCTTGACCGTAACTCCTCAAATGTTTCCCCGTCAAGTTCTATGGCTGCGGCTTTAATCCAAAACATCTGCAATTTATTCTGTTCGTCGCTTCTGTCTTTCACATAATTGACGCAACTAATCTTTTTTGGCTTGGTCAGGTCAACGGTGCGGATGAAGTTAATTGCCCGTTCCCTGTCGCTATCCTCTTTGAGGATGAAATAATTAGCCATATCCTTTGTCTCTCATATTTCGCGTTATATTAACGACAAGCTATCTTGTGGCTCATGTGTGCGGCTCTAGCCGTTGGATGGCATTGGCCGAACAACATAAAGCGGACAGTTGCCAGATGTACAATTCTGACCTGTTCGCGCCATGAACCCCCGCCACCATGCGGATCGTGGATACAGTCTTTACACTTGTCGTTGATTGCCTGTCTGAGTGAATACCCTGTCCGCTTATTCGCAACTACGCACGACTTGCACGTTTTTAAGTATCCATCCTTGCTTTTGGCGTTACGGGCAAATTCTGACAGTTCTTTTGATGTGTTACAAGATTTACATGTTTTCATTTCTCTCTCACTTTCTTGGATGGCGACATAGCACAAAGCTTGGTCCATGCCTCTTCAAAGTCAATATTATATTTATCCACAAATTTCTGTTCGCCTAATCGGTCGTGAATCTCCATATGATGCGGCCTGCATAGTGGGACAACCTGCCAATCGTGTGACTTCCCCAATTTCCGCCGCGCCTCTGTCAGCAACGGGTGGTGGTCGTCTGATGGCCAATCGCCACAAGCTAGGCACCTTTGGGAACGAACGAATACACGATGCTCCATACACTTAAAGCGGGGGCCGTATTTAAGATTAGCCGCCATTAACGATTACATTCTGTGCCTGTTATCAGAACGGCCACTCGCTTATCAATCCGCTTACGCGTTCTATGCCCCTTCTTTGCAGCCTCTGACCGTCTTTTATACCGTGCTGGTTCGCTTCTAGCTTTAAGTAACCGCTGCATAGCCCAAAACCTGTCACTCTCAATCCTGGCATCGTCCCGTCCGAAGAAATAACCAGCCATACCGATAAGCACCGTGTAGGCGATTATGCAAACCATGATCAATAGGGTTGTTGGGTCATACGTGGTCCCGACTGCAAAGACTGCTGATGTTTGGTCAATCATTGTTCTTCTCCTGTGTTGCAGTTTATTTCATCCGTCCGTTTTTTGATGGCGTCCATCAAGAAATCATATGCGGTTGCTGATGCCTTTTTTACCATAAGAAGGTCATCATTATAGGTGACAGACACCTTGTCAATTTCCGCTATAGTTTTTGCTACGGAAATACTGCGGTTTATTCTGGTTGCCATCGCCTTAGTATCAATCGTCGGGGCGATTTCCATGCCTTTATTGGCGGTCTTGTCGGGGTCGTCTTGGTCGCCAGTGGCAATTAGGAATAATGACCGCAAGAATTGTTTCAGTGCATATGATTGCCCGGAGCCGAAAGCTTGCGCTCCTGTTGATGGAACAAACACAGACCGCCGCAATGGTCCGTATAAATCACCGGCAGCGGAACCAAGAATAAAATCAAACTCAAACCATATAACACGCTGGACCCCGTTCTTACCTTCTTTCTCCATAAATGCAGGAGACTTGCTTTCCGTCTGTAAGATGAATAGGCCAGCCTCTGCACAAAGCGGGTTAACTGATTCCATAAAATCATCAACCGAAGTAAACTTATACTTATCGAATTTATTTTCGTTTTCCTTGGTGAGCTTCGTTATATTTCCCATGACTTGACAAATAGCCTTAGCTACGCTTTCCGGCATTTTCATAATGTTTTCATTAATATCAACCATTGAAATTCTTCCTTTGTTATTTCTCGTCTATAAATACATTTCTCATCAAAAGGGTCTATCTGATTAAATGCCAGTGGATCGTTAGGGTTCCTATTCTCCTCTGCTCGATACATTTGATCAGATAGTAATTCTCCCGTTTCAGGGCATCTATCACCATCCTCTAGCCAAACACGTACAGGAACCCAGGGGCCGTTTTTATATGCACGGGTTTTGAAGTAGCCTTCATGCACACTCCTAACCTCCATACTACCCCTTATCATTTGTAATTTTAACCAATAAGTCATTAAGGCGATTAGACACCTTGCAGAGCCTAGATATGTCCTCCGGGGTAATCAGTCCAGGATATTCTATTAGGTCATCCAGCGCGCTTGTTATGGCGCATATGTTGTTGTTTATATCCCATTGCTCGTCAGTCACTGCTCAAACTCCAAATAATAACGGAAAAGCTATGAACACATAGATGAAAGCGGCAACCACAAAGCACCCCAATATATCCCGTATGCGGAATTTAACACCGTTGATTTTCATAATCTCTCTCCGTAATTAAATCATCAATCTGCAACATGCAATGCGCTTCGGTCTTGCCGATGCCGTTTGTCTCTGGATCGCCGTCATTGTCAACGGGACAAAACCCCCAATCCCAGGCTCTCGTACCTACTGGCTTAGGGTCATATGATATGTCAAATCCACGGTAGATCATTCGATTTCCTCCAATGCTTTATCCAGGATGATTTCGGCAAGAGATTTATAGCTTACGTCAAGCCTAAATGGATTAGGCACCATCTTATACCATTCCCGCATCTCACCATACCAGCACTCACCATCTTCATCCTCAACACGAATATCTTCCATCTGCCATTCACCCTCTGCGCCCGTTTCTCCATGCATGGCAAGCCCTGGCGCATCCTCCCGTGTGAATGTCGCGGTGACGTTGTATTCATGTGCAAGGTGGCGGTATGTAAATTCGACATTGGTTTTCATGTCTCTCTCCTGCCCAACCGGGCGTTAGTGTTATGAAAATAAGATTGATACTTTGTCTTCAAATTTTGACAATGGTTTCAAATCTATTTCTTCAATAACATTTCTAGTAAATTTCATATCTGGGTTAATCCTGGCATTGTGTTTTTCTGGCAAGTTGGCAAGTTCAGCAGGATGAATAACAGAAGTTTTTTCAGTTCTCCTAATATATGTTCCGCGTTTAAATCGGGATGGATAATCATTCCAATTAATGCCTTTTTCCATCAACATATCATGCAAATTTGCGGCATTCTTATTGTGCAATTCATTATGGGAATAAATGCTCTGTGCGGCCATTTGAAGACTGTTTCTAACAGCATCCTGTTCACGCCATACAAATACATTACACGCCTCATCTAGATTAGGCACCTGCCATACTCGGCAATCAAAGATAGGCAACTTATCTGCTTTTTCTGGTAGCCATTCTTCGAGCAAGTGATTGAACATAAGGGTAGTTAAAGAAGAAACAATGGATATAACCTTAAATTTCTTCCCTCCAAAAAACATTTCAGATTTTGCCTCTTGATTTGACCACGCCAAGGTTATTTCATCACTTTGTGTGTAGCCTACAGTAGCGTTTGTTTGCTCTACTAGAAATCTAGTTACATCAGTCATAAGACCTATTAAACGCTCGTCATATGGGCGATTAAGCCCCTTACAAAAGGTATGAAACGCACGACCATCAACACGAGCAAGTATAGGCATCATTGGCATAAATACTTGTCCTGTTTCAAACCGTTCATAAAATTTCATTCTGTCTCCTAGAGCATCCATCTTTTTTCCTTGCCTGTTATATGGGCGTTAGTGTGACTATTTTATAATCCGAATCTCAAGGTATCTTTAGCCACCTTTATACCTTGCCGGACTTTTGGTTCAGTTAGATTTAATTCCCCGTTTAATTCCCTTAACATATCTCTACGCTTATCATCATCATCTCTTAGGGCGATTAGCAATACGTCTGCCTGCTCTAATGCCACAAGCGCAATACCTAAGCTTGTGCGTAATTCTTTAATCTCAGCAACAGCTCTCAGGGTTAGTGATTTTGGGTATTGTTCATCACCTGCAGCGACCTTTAAATCCTCTAATAGTGCCATTGTATTTCTCCATGCCCAATCGGGCGTTTAAAATTAATCTTGATCTGCCATTGCTAGGCTAGCATGGACATTGTCCCAATATATTTGATCATCAACCGATTGCACGAATCCGCAATCATAGTGCATTCCGCTTGATATTATATGAGATGCGCAAGTCCATGCCTTGATTAAATCAATATCTTCACCACTTGCACGGTCTGTTTTTTCAAGTGATTTTAGTATGGGACAAGATGCACATTTTTTGCCCATTGCACACGTTAAATGATTGTCAATTACTGGCACTTCATTCTGCATAGAACATTGCTTATGTGTCTTTGTGAGCGTGCCTTCACGCTCCTGCTTAAAGATCATTGCAAGCCTTGGAACCTCATCAGCCATATCTTTTGCGGCATACATAAATTTGGGCCAATCTTTACCTTCTTTACGCATTGCATCACTGTGTCTATTAATGGATACATGCCACTCATGATTAAGAGGATATTTTGTTCTTTCCATTGTGTGTGCCTTTCTATGGGCGTCTTCGTTGAAATTAATTCAAACTCACTATTGAACCCATTGCAGCTACAAATAAAGCAAAGGCATAGCCGCCTAAAACATCCCCCGTTAGGGCCGTGCCAGCAAGGGAGAGAAGCCAAAAGCAAAGCGGTAAAGCTATAATATTCCCAATCACAAAAAACAAAACTTGTGAAAGTGTAGCTGGTTTATTTTTTATAGTGAACATTGTCTTCTCCTGCCCAATCGGGCGTTTAAAATTATTCTGTATCTAATGATACTGGTGGATGACTGACCGAAAAGATCGTTAATCGTATTGGCTTTCCAAATAATATTTTAAGCCTATTTTTCCAATCGACTGCCCACCATGAGTAATAACATTCTTCATCCCGATGTACTGGAAGTCCGATACACTCGCCATCCTTTTTAATGCCCCAATCTTTGGGCGCACCTAAAACTGTGTTTGTATATTCATTGTGTATTGGTTTGAACATATCCTGTCTTTCATTGGGCGTTTAAATACAAAAATGGGATGGTGACTAAACCACCCCCGTTAATGTGATTTACCCTTTTTCAGTCTCAGTGAAATCAACATAAAATGTCTGACCTTCACTAAACTTGTCCATAAGTGCAGGATTGCAGATGCTTATTGTTAAATTGGCATTAGGTGTGAACTTGGCGAATGTGTTATTTTCATCTAACCCCTCACCCTCGTACTTGTTCTTACAGACAGCCGACATATTAAGATCCACCTGCTCAGTATTATCGTAATGGGTAATACTGTCGATCTTCATTTTAGCTCTCATCATTTTAGTTCTCCGTTGTTGTGCCCAATCATTTAGGCGTTTAAAAATTATACCATATAGTCCGGGGGGAGAGGTATATTATCCCCAACAGGTCGCCACATATGGAGCACAAAAGGGTGCATATTTATATGGTCTTTGGGCGGCACGTGGAGCTGCATTGCTGTCTCGTCGTCCTTAAAGAACAGCCGTTTTATAAATTCCATTTCTTCCCAGACGGGCACCCTTTTCTGCAAAGACACCGATATGTGCTCCCACCCTTCACCTATTCCTATAATCACGGCTAAAGTGGAGTATCCGGAACGGGTGACCATAAAAGTCCCCCCTGTTGCACACACTGCGCCTAACGTAGGGTGAACCACCCTAAAATCCTGAAATTCATTTCCTAGTAAATCCTTCACTATTTTATTCTCCCAGCCCGTAACGGGCGTCTGTGTGTAATTAATGATATGCTCTTAATGGGTCTACATGATCATCATATCTTTGATGCCTAGAGCCTTTGCATCTTTGACATTCATGATCTGATTTTCCACCTACCAAATGATTTAATCCTTCAATATGTTTTGTATCTTCGTATTGCCCAAACACACCTATTTCATCTCCGCATTTGTCGCATGAAATGATATCATGCCATTCGTTATTAATTCTAACATCTTTGTATGACATCTTATTCTCCTACCCAATAATGGGCGTTTGTGTTTAGTTTAATTTTCCATATATAATACTAGCCGCCGACCATACGCTAGATATAATTCCAAGCGCCCACATTGCACTTTCGTTATCCATAACCCCAGCCGTTGCCGCTGCAATCAAAGCAAGCGTTGACAGTATAATCATAAATCCTTGTGTCATATCAATCTCCGGGCGTTAGTGTTATAAAAATTGTTTTCTTAATTCCTTGATAATTTCACGTCTTTCAATTTCTTCTTTTTTCTCTTGTCTTTCAAATTGAATTTCATACGCTTTGCCTTCTAAGTGTGAAATTATCATGGGCCTGATTTCTTTAGCTGATATATTGTTTGCGGGTATCTTTTTAATTTCTTTCCCGCGCCCACCATAAAAATTATCCCTCATATCATAAACAACAAAAGTTACGGATGTTTTACTGCGGACTACCACATCAAATTCATAAAATGTTAAACCTTTTGGCTTGCGGTCTAAAAATACATCCCTAAATCCCCAAGGATTACGGACTGTAAAAGGAAAAAATGTATTACTCATGTTCGTTTCCAGGCGTCTGTGTTAATTAAAAAATTTCCTGATTTCATCCTCAACAAAGCTTTCTGAAACTAGCCAGGGTTTGTCAGTAATTGTTATTGTCAATTCCTCTGAACTTTCGTCAAAAGAGAAATTGGCGTCAACGCCTTTGACCGAAACCTTCCCGCCTGATCCATTTACAGTAACCGATCCGACATCACTTATTTTGTTAAGTGCTTCGTTTACTTTTTTCATTGATGCTTTTATCTTCATAATATTTTCCTTCTATGCCCCCCCGGTAGGAATCGAACCTACATTTAACCAATCACCAGACTTCGACCTCGATCGGCTGGTTACGGGGGCGTTTAAAATTAATTCCACATTTTGCACCAAAAATAACCTGCTGCAAAACCACAAATAAACACAAAAATAGCCGCTATCATCGTCTTATCCTTTGCCCAATCGGGCGTCTTCGTTGATTATTCAGTGACCAGTTCTTCAAAGTGAACAGCACCGGTGTTTGAACAAGACACTCTTTTTACTTTTATGATTTTCAAAAGCTGATTTTGCAGTGTTTCGTTCCATGTAAAAAATGGTCCAACATCGCGCAATAGATTTGCAACTTTCCAATTGCCCTCAGCGCACTTATCAATTCTTTTTTCAACTTCATTATTGTCTAACATATCTTTTCTCCGTTGTTGGTCTGTCAGGATTGACGGTTCGTTGTGTTAGTTGTTAGGGTCAGTCGGAATACCGACCAACCCCGACAATTTAATCCTCTGCCTGTTCACTTTCGATTGCCTCTTCTACGGCCATTTTTACGAGTGAAATATCAGCCCCTTGGTCAATCATACTCTTAATCGTTTCAAGTGCGGCAACATAACCTTCACTGTATCCTTCTGGGGTATCCATATTTTAGTCCTTCTTTGTGTTATGCCAAATCTGGCGTTAAAAATTAAATTAAATCACAGCCCAAATTATTAAAAATATACCAAATATTAAGCATATGAGGCGGAATATCTGTGCGGCATCAAAACTTTCATCCCACCAAAACCATAATTCAGCAATGCCAGCAAAAACTAAGAACCCGCCAAATAATACTACCGGTGTCATTAGCATCCACATTGGTATAAAAAATTCCATCGTCTTGGTCCTCTGCCCAATCGGGCGTTTAAGTTGTTTTAAAGTTATCGTATTCGCTTCTAAGAATTTCCTTCATTCCCGATAGCGTTTCCGCTTCCGTTGCTATCTCTGCAAATGCGCGTCCCTCTCTAGTAAATGCACCAACTCCAAATCTTTTAAAGGCATTCCCAGGGCTGAATCCCCATGCATCATTGTAAAAAAGTTTGTTTAATTTTTCTGTTGTACTATCCTTAAGCTCACCGATTTTAACCCATTGCGCTTTATCTGCCTTGCTACGCCGTTGTGGTCTTGCATATTCTACCGACCCGCCTTTTTGGAATACCCTGCCATCCCATACCCAACGGTCAGGCTTATTCTCTTGTTTCTCAAAAATGAACCCGACAACGTCCGGGCCTTGGCAAACAACGCCATTTGTTAGCGCTCCAATATCCTTGCAGTATTGCTTGCGTTTATCTTGGTTTGCGTCTCTTTCATTAAAGATAGAAAGAACCTTATCCTTAGTCTCACCTTCAAGTTCATAGGTAGTATAATTCATCGTCTCTCCTTCCGGGCGTTAAAGTTGATTATTCAATTCTCCAGACACGCAGAACTTTTTCACCTTTTTCTTTTAACGTGCGAGTGCTAAATTTCATGCCTTGACATGAAGGGTTCATCTTCGGCGCAGAAGTAGCCGCAGACCTTAATTGAGGTGCATTATCGTAAGGCACAGCAAAACTATCCCCCACCTCCATTTCACCAAGAGGATATTTAGCTTTTGCTGACGGCAGTGGAATATTTTTATCAAACTTTATATTCATTTTCTTCATCGTCTTGCCTTTCGGGCGTTGGTGCGAACTATAAAAAGCTCACATCATTTTCAATTTCAACGCATTTCTTAACACGCTCAACAATCCTTAAATCAAAACACTGGACGCTCATCGGGTCGCTTTGAAATTCAGCATTAATTAAATCTAAAAGCTTGTGGGCTTCACCATTATTAATGAACTTCTTATTCATAGCCGCTTCACCCTTCTTGCTTAATCTAAGTGAATACATTGTCTTTGCTTCCTGCTTACCCAATGAATCCAACAGCTCAGCAACGATTGGTCTTCCTAGATGTCCGCCCTCGTCAAAGTGAGCCTGCATCTGTTCTAATCTCGCCTTGTTCATAGTCTTTCCTTACTTTGCCCATCAACTGGGCGTTTAAGTTTAAAGTGTCCTTAGTAGGTATGTGGCCGTGTCTGCATACAGCACCCTGTATCCTGCGTAGGGATTCGAACCCTAGAAAATTCCCAATCTCACAACAAGCACATACCTACTAAGGACACTCCTATTATTCCCTCTGGGCGTCTTCGTTGTTTAATTCAACTCTCTTACACTAATATAAAGAAAACATTTGATTTGTCAACACTAATAATATACACTTCAGTTAATAAGTTGATTTCAAAACATACAAAAAGGAATTTAAATAGTGTTTGGCGAAGAATTTAAAGGTGAATTAATCGGGTATGCTCGGACCTCCAGGGAAGATCAAAACCTTGACTTACAGATATTTGCTTTGCAGGAGGCCGGTATTAAGGATGACTTTATCTTTCAAGAAAAAATATCATCCCTGGCAAAGAAACGTCCCCAATATGACCTTGCTTTAAAGCGTTGCCGGGAAGGTGATTGTCTTGTTGTTTGGAAGCTGGATAGATTGGGACGGTCTGCCATTGGCCTCATCAATACAATCAATGAATTAAAAGACCGGGGCGTTAACTTTAAGAGCCTCACACAGCCCTTTGACACCACCACCCCTATGGGGACTATGATTTTCGGTATGATGGCAATCCTGGCCCAGTTAGAACGCGACCTGACGGCAGAAAGAACTTCGGAGGGTATCAAGGCGGCAAAGGAACGAGGAACATATAAAACTCGGGGCCTGACATTTGACGGTGTGCTGTGGAAAAAAATGCTTGATATCTATGAAAACGATAAGGCCAAAGGGCCAGCCGCCATCGCTAAAGAAACAGGCATACCATACCAGACTGTTTACAGGTATTACAAAGACATTAAAGCGGGCTTAGAATTTTATGTTCGTTTCCCTTATGAGGAGAAATAAGATGACCAGAATATATTCAGAATTAAACGACGTCACGCTTTTGTCAAAACAAGAAAGAGCTGATGTTATCAATGCCATTAAGGATGCTGTTAATATAATTCAAGATAAAGCAGCAGATAGCCTAAAGGCGTTACATGATGCCGGACCACTATATGATGGCGATGTACCCTCAAAGGGGGACAGGGACTATCTTATTGATTTGGGTGCTTGCGCTAAGATCAGCATGAAGGGTGAACAAGGATATAATGCTTGCACTTATTATGGCGATTATCTCATCGGGATTATTGAGTGGTTGCTTGGACGGGAAAAAATCAAATGACCGATGATTGGGAACCACCAAAAGATGCAAAGATAATTATTGTCTGTGCCGCTAATAGATTTAAAGACGGTCTTATTATTGCGGGGGCACGACATTTTGATAATGTAATGCATGGTAACGTTCAGCGCATATTTAAAACGGACAATCGTAAATATCAATGTTCTATGAGTCAACAAGGTTTTATTGACCAGTGGGGGCGCTTTTATAATCGTGAAGATGCATTTAAAATTGTTCAAGAGAATGGACAACCATTTAACCTTCAGCGCAATGGTAGCGACAATGTTTTATACAGTGAAGGATTATATTGATGGCAAATCAAACGAGCGATGCTACAGAAGAATTGAACCGTCTTATGAATAAAGAGTCAGATAAGTCGCGGACCGTGGATGGCGGCGTTTGGATGCCTGATGCTGCACAGGATTGCCGTATCTCTGACTTGGAAAAACGTGTTGCAGAATTGGAGAAGAAACTATGACGAGCAGAGAAACCTCGCAGGATAGACTTATAAGGCAGCTTGATAAAAGCGGTATCATGAAAGTTGGGTTTAGAAACGCAAAAGGATATATCGCGTCTATAGAAAGTCAAATCAACATGCTCAATCTTGCTGTAGATGCTGATGATCATAAAGGTCAAATCCAGCTAAGGCTTAAAGATTTAACTAAAGAAGTTTCAGAATTGAAGGAGATGTTTAAATGAGCAATGATCAATATTATTTACAGGATAAACGCCAATACGTTGGTAATGATATGTTGTGGTGGGCTGATAAAGGTGGATATACCACCGATCTAAATAAAGCTGAGGCCATGACAAAAGAAAAGGCTGTTGCTCAAAATCAGTCGCGTGAAACTGATATACCTTGGCCTAAGTCATACATAGACAATAAATGGCGTCCTGCTGTTGATGCTCAATGTGTAGATAAAGAGGTTGCTCTCCAAGGGACTGGTATTGTTCTTAATGTGCCACCTAAATATGTACGTCCAAAACATAACTGTGAAGAGTGCGGAAGATTTTTAACAGACCAGCAAATATATTGCGGGTGTCCAAATTGCGGGAGTGCTCCATAATGTCAGATAAAACGAAGACGAGCGATTTAAGCTTGAAGATTGATCTAGTGAGCGCGTCCCCTAAAAAAGTGCATAGGGAAGTCGTCAGAGTTGCAACATCTTGTTGGAAGGATAAGCGTGGTGTTCACATTAAAAAATCTTTAATGCTACAAAAGAAACTCAGTGAGGGGCACCAAATGTTTAACGAAAGTTTTGATGATGGGGCGGAATTTGAATTGTCCAGAATTGAAAACTTAAATGAAGTCAAAGATGGTTTGTACGAAATTATAACTATTAACATAGAAACAGATTGGGAGACTGGTTATCTGGAAGCGTGCGATTATAAACTGGTCCCTTTCAAAACCTCGGAGCAAGAAAAATGAACGACGATCAGGAAATATTCATGGTTAATACTATGTCTATCCGCATATCAAATGAGATCGCAAAGCACCCAATCTTAGAACGGGCGTTTGACAATCTATCAACCAACCAACGCCATGCGTTTCAATCGCGTTGCAAAGAAATAATTAGAGAAGAATTGGAAACTGTAAGATGACCAACTATATTTATATCCTTATAGAAAGTGGTGTTGTCACCGCATATGTATGGAGCGGGAAAAAGGCTCAAGAATGGGTTGATGAGATAAAAGATAAACCTGTTGTCCAAGATCGAGGTTACAGAGTTATAGATGAATTGGAGTTACACTAATGAGCGCGAAAGTCAATATAACAGCATGGACAATGTTAGGGATGTTCGGTGAAATGGGCAACGTACATAGTGTAGTGCCGACAAGAACTAACCCGCCTAAAGACCCTAACAATCCTACAGATCAACTATTGATGTCCAAGGCTGAAGCTAAACGGCAACGTAAAAACAAAAAGAGATCGGAAAAACTATGACGAGCATGGTACTAAAAATTTATGAAATAATAATGTTTTTGATATTCATCCCCCTTTGGTGGTTTTCATACACCCTTGGATGGTTGGCAAAATTCACCAGGAACATGTTTATAATCGGATGGGAAGGACTATCCGACGAAGACAAAGCAGAATTTAAGGATATTTTTAAATGAGCGGATATGCCCCGTGGCTTCAGCGGATAATTGATGCCGCCCAGAAAGAGGTTGATACTTGGGACGACTGGAAACGGGAATCAATGCAGAGAGAATCCGAGCGCACATATTACCCAGATGTCAAAACTGAAAAGGGAACTCGAAGATGAGCGATGAGAAGGTAATAGGTAAGGTTAGAAATTATCGTAGTGCTGATTGTTGTAGAGTTTGCACCCACAGGTATCAGATTGACGTGAATGACACATCTTACCGTCCTGCTTGCGGGGTGACTAAACTCCTAACAAGTGACGATGCATTATGCGATAGTTTCAATTCAAGGAAAATATTATGACGAGCGGGATTAGAACAGATTTTGAAAATGTTGTGGATCAGGCCATATTTCTACACCCAAATGAAAGCAACCCAATTCATCAAAAAAAAGTGGCCGTTTGGTTCGACGGAAAGTATTTCACATCAGATATGGTGAACGCTGTATTTGAGGGGCCGGATTATTATCTGGGAGATGTTCTTACCTATAATCACGGTTTTACAATGGAGTGAATAGAATGACAAATCAAACGAGCCTCTGGTGTTGGTTATTTGGTCACTCATGGTTCAAGGGTGAATCTTTCGGTTCCCCTATATCCGGGGAGCAATGTTGGAACTGTGGCAAGAAGAAAAATCTTATTAACTGCAAAACAGGAGAACACTATGACGAGCCGTGAAAGTGAAATGCTACCCGTTGGCCTGACCAAAGGTGGGGTGGCTTATGTTGATCCTGAAATTCAAGAATTTGTTCAGGTTCTAAACAATGGTGGTTTTGAGACTGTGGCATCCTGTTCCGGCCATGGACATAGACCCGCTACAATAGCTTTAAAAGATGGTCGTGAGATACTGATTTTACGAAATTTTGATGAAGCTAGATCATTAGATAATTTATGGCCCGATATAAATGGAGAAAAACTATGACGAGCGAACTCACGGCTTCCCCCTTTGGTCGTGATTAACTGGCGGGTGGGGAATCTAAACGGACAACCCACCCGCATATTTTGGAGAGACAGAATGACACAAATTCAAGAAAGAAAGAGCCACCGTTCGACTGTGCTATTAGCCGTAGGGACAACAACCTTAATATTGACGATATTAACATTGGCGGGTTGGTTATGAACACAGAAGACACAATTAGAAAGTTACACAAAACTCACACCGTTGGCGAGATAGCTGATATATGTAACGATGAATATAACCGTGTTAGGCTGATAGCAAAGAAGATTAAAATAATATGTATTAAGCACGTTGGCATAAAGCAATACCATGATCAGATAATGAAATTGGCCATGACAAATACAAAAACAGAGATAGCTGATATTTTAGGAATTAAAAGCAATTCGTTTCATTCGTATTGTGCAAAGAATAATATAGTGTGCAAGAAATGGGACCCGAAAAGTGCTAAGTCAAGCAGTCATAATACAGCAATGGCCAGCCCCACAACGGCGCAGGAACTAACCCTCAACATCATTCGCCGCGCGGGTTATTCCCCTGTGTATGCTGAGAACAGACCGACTGGCCGGGGGTTATATTTCACAGGCCGGATTGTCATTGATAATTTAATTTTACCAAACTACAAAGCGGCGCAGAAGTTCGCCGCTGCATTATGAAGGAGAAAGACCATGATGAGCGCAAAAGAATTTAACAAAAACTTGGTTGGAATAAATATTCCATTGAAAGAGTTTTCCAGGGTATCTGGTATTAAACTCGCCACGATCAACAAATACAGCAAGGACGGGGTACCTGACAGTGAGGTCAACAACGTTATTGATATGATGTTTGCAGCGAAGAGAAAGATTTTCTTTGGAAAGCAGATGGACATTGAAGACTATTAAGGAGAAAGACGTGATCTGGAACAAGCGAGCCATAGAATACCTATGTAACCACTACAGCAGCATAACGGTGCACCAGATGCGGGGAAGGCTTTACTTCATGGAAGGGGTGTTATACTCAACAGAGGCTATTTACAGCAAGGCACAGTCTAAGGGCTTGTCAAAGAAGCCATAAACGAGGAACGCCCACCGCGATAAACAACTAGCGGTGGGCGACAAAGGAGAGTGTAGGACACTCTGGGAGGCCCTCAGTATAGCACTCTTCTGGAGATACACAAGTTAAATTTAAAGGAACGGAAGGAGAAATAAAATCTGGTATTTATTGTACATAGCAGCAAACCTTGTAGTTATATATTTTATGTTCAATCAAATAACTACAGTCATGCCATCAGCAATGAAGGTTATGGAAATAAAAGATTCGTATAAGACCTGTTATTGGATTGTGTTTACGACACTTCTTATATTTGGTGTGCCGTTAGCGGTGGCAATATATATGAATCATCATAGAAATTAATAGGAGAAGAAAATGATTTATCGTAATCGTTGGAGAAAAATATCCCGGCAAAGAATTTTAATAGAACAAAATAACCGCTGCATATATTGCCATTGCCCACTGTCAGAAGGCACCTTAGAACACATAAGGCCACAAAAGGACGGCGGGACAGATGATAATGATAATCTTTCCGTAGCCTGTCTAGAATGCAATAGAGCGAAAGGCTGTATGTCCGTTGGGAAATTTAAAAAATGCATCAAAAGCAATATAAGCAGTCACTGGTCTAGGAGGAAAATACATATTGCCGGGATGAGAGCTGAGAGAAATATTTTAAGGTTTGTCGGACTTGAACAACACCCTTGATAAACCCACAAACATATGTATAATATAAGTGTGGCGAAAAAATCATATTGGTTGCTCTTTATGAGGTTTCGCTTTCCGACCCGCCACACTTCATCCCAGGAAAGCAACATAGGAAAGTTTATGACAATACATTTTGACAGCGAAAAAAACCTAGAAGATATGTTCATAGATAATATTGAACATTTCAGTAAAATGCTATGTGATGACGACGGCTATAAAGTTATCCGTCAACCAAAGTTTGGTTCTTATGGAACGGGCGATATTCTGTTGTATAAAAAATACTTTGTCGCAGAAACGCAACCCGCCATTGAGTTCCATTTATTAGAATTAAAGAATACAAAATTAAATCACCACCACATAAGTCAGTGCGCTAGGTATAAATCTTTTTTCCATGATTTTTTTGAATATTGCCCTTATGTATGTGAAATAAATATTCACTTGATTGGGCTTAAAACATTGCCCGTAAGCGGTAGCGACCTATGCTACTTAGCGCAGTCTATTGATTGGTTAGAAGTTTATGAATTAGGATTTAGCCCATCAAAGGGGATTGTTTTAGAGAACACACCAGGGTGGAAGCCTGGAGCATCTACAGATGAAGATTATTACGGTTTTGAAGCTAGATATCTGGAAGGGTAACTTTAGTGATGGCAGGATGGATAAAGCTTCAGCGAGATATAACAGAGCATTGGTGTGCCTCTGACCCGAACTTCTTTGCTGTGTGGTTTAGGATGGTTGCCGAGGCTAATTTCAAAGACAATAAAACAATACTTAATGGCTCTCCTGTTCACGTCAAGCGAGGTCAATTAATATTCGGTTTAAATGCCTTCTCTAATAGGTCTGGAGTGTCTGTTTCAAAACTAAGGCGTATTATAAGAATATTATCTGATGAGTGCATGATTGACAGGCAGATATTCAATAAATATTCAATTATATCAATAACTAACTATGACAAGCATCAATCGGTTGACAAGCAGAAAGCAGGCAAACGACAGGCAGACGACAGGCAGACGACAACACTTAAAGAAGGTAAAGAAGGTAAAGAAGGTAAAGTAGATAAGAACCCCACAACTAAAGGATCACGAATAGATGGAAAATTTAAAGACGGCGACTCAATCCCTGATGAATACATTGAAGCAGCAGCAGGAAAAGGGCTTAGCAGGGAAAGGGCTTGTGTTGAATTTAGGAAAATGTTCGACCACTTCATCGGAGAGGATGCCAAGTACCCAATTAAAAAGAACTGGAAACGAGCCTATCTTAAGTGGATCACTAATTCTATCGAATGGAACGGAAATCACAGCGGTAATCGAAACGGGCGACCAAGGGGCAGCGGTACTCCCCTCATTAACATCGCAACAGAACTCATCAATGAACTCGGTGATGACATACCATGAGGGAGCGACAAGCGCCTATGCCGACCCTGACGACTACAGGCTACCCAAGATACCACCGAATGATTTGGAGATGTGGGGAAAGACGTATATCCAGGGAATGGCGGCGTTGGAACCGATCAGTATGAAGGCGGCTATAATTGAAATAACAAAGTTGCGCGCTAGGAAGCCAATGCAGAATATGGAAAACAGCGCGGTAAAGGTATTTATCGGAGCAACGGCAGGTTATTTGGTTAGGGCTGAGTATCCGTATTTTGCAGTTGACCAAGGCATATTTAATTTGGTGATGAATGAAACAAATGAATTTTTCCCAAACGACAACACGCTGAGAAAATATATTTATGCGGCTAATTATAAATTCAAACAGAAGATGAACCTGCTCGGCAAAATGCTTGAGCAATCGTAAGGAGAACACTATGTCACCGTTAGAATTAAGTATAATTATGAACTATTTTACAACACCAACGGACCCGGAAAATATAACCAACCCTCTTCATCAAGAGATATGCACACAGTACTGCGAAGATGGGGTATTAAGGCTCATAGAAGCCCACGAGGTTATAAAACATGAAGGCTATAACCGGCCACACTTTGAGATCACAGAGAAGGGTGAATGCTGGTTTGCGGGTATTATGAGAGCAGTAGATTCTGTCCCGTTTCCAGTTTATCATATACCGCCCGTAGGATAAATTAATTAATCGTAAGGAGAGAGAAGATGAGGATTGAAAAAGATTTATATGTCCCAAAGGGCGGCATGTGCGCAGTATGTCAACATCAACAAGATGATTGTTCACATCTCAATTTCGAAGAAATGCCGGTTATATCAATTGATGCCAGTCCACAAGGGACGGTTTTAACCGTAAGGTGCAAGATTTTTGCAAAACCAGATGTTAAAGAGGACAATTAAGATGAATAACGTAATTAAATTCACACCACCGGAGCCAGTAGATTTTGAATACATAATGATTGATGGCGAGATAAAAGGCATTAGCGGCAAAAACGGATATATGGAAATATTGGATGATGGGTTTTTATTTGATGGGCTTTTAGTTACCCGCGATGAGCTTATAGCTTTTGTGCTTATCTCCGGGGTATGGCAGGATGTGCAGGATAAATAAAGGAGAGAGAAGATGAATGAGAAACAATTACGTAAAGAATTTGACGTATCAATTGAAGGCTCTATGGAAATGTGGAAAAATATGAAGGAAGAAAACAGACAGTGTCTACATCAGCAATGTTCATCATGTCGGGGGACGGGCATAAAAAAGGATAAGTCTGTTTGTGTCCACATGATTTCATGCCCATGTCCCAAGTGCTCATTAACATGTTAACCCTTGAACAGAAATGTCGAGCATATTGCCGCCGTCAAAAGATAGACCCCGACATGCTGGCATCAAAGGCATGGCAGGCAGCACCGGGGCCACGAACGAACGGCAGGGTTCTAATGTGGCATACAGTCATATGCGAGGTACAGCGCAAGCCCGTGACCAACAACAGGGACAAGGAGGTAGAAGCACGTAAGGCAGAATTGCAGCGGATGATTGACGAGAGCAACCCGAAGCGGCCAGGAAAGCGGTATAGTTGTTATGATGGAGAAGATGAATGACACCACTAGAGTTTAAAAAATTGCGGTTACAGAACTGCTACGAATTCAAGGCTGATCTTGCGCGTGTTCTTGATTGCACAAAACAGACTATCTGGAATTATGAAAATGGCGAACGGAAGATACCGGACAAGGTTGCAGACATCATGAACAAGTTGACAAGCCGCCTATAAGGCCGTAAACTATACCCAACAATACCCTGCCCGCCTCTTTGCAATGCGCCTCTGGCGGGGTTTTCTCGTTAATATAACAATAAGAGGAAACTATGGTTAAAGGTATTACTAAAACTTTCGATGCTACGGCAACAAGCACTATTGATTTGACAGAGCGGGAAATACAGAATACCCCGCACGTTTTTATAGGAATTAAATTCATTGGTGCGGGTGGCTCTGTTGTCACACCATCGGCGGGAACGTATTCAATTACAGTTCGAACGTCAGGTATGGATAACTTCGAAAGTATTCCTTCAGGTGACGCAATCGACGCCACAGCAGCCGTTAACACCCTTTCCTTTGCGAGTAATGCTGTAGAACTAAAGTACACGCCTACGGGCATTACAGGGGCGAATGAGGTGCGAATTACGGTAACGGGGAATCTGTCATGACCTTAGGCCCGGCATATCCTAGCGGATCAGTACCCAGTGATAATTTCTTTGGTGGTAGTTTTGACGTGTCTGACACAGCCACCACATCCACACCTATTTCAATACCAGGAACCAACACATTTATTAAACTTACCAATAATGGTCTAGGAACTCAGACAACTAATGCCAATGCACCCGTAGGCATTACTGAACTATGGGATACTACGAATGATGAGTTTGATTTTTCTCAGTTAAAAATGGGTGACGTTGTTGAAATTAGGCTTGATATTAATGTCATAACCCTCTCACCAAATACTCAGGTACAGGTAAGGTTAGAAGCTGGCATTGGTGTCTCTGCCTTTTCTGTGGGGTGGGATAATCAGTTTTATAGTTCTGCCGTGGCTTCTCCTGGAACACCACTAGTTCGATCATCGTTTGTTGCTATGCAAACCACAACAATTTTAACAGGAACAGCAGAATTTCAGTTAGCCGCAGATAAAGCATGCACGGTGGTGGTTAATGGCTGGAATTATATTGTAACAAGAAGAGGATAGACTATGCCAAAGCACACCAAATCAGAACGAGCTAAACGAAAAAAGAATAGCCCCCGTAAACTGGTAGTAACCGTATCTTTGAATAAGCCAAAGAAAAGACGGAAAAAGAGATAATGCCTGTCAAGGTAGCCAAACGAGGCAAGCTGTTCAGGGTGGTTGAGGCCAATACTGGGAAGCTTGCCAAGAATGCAGCGGGAACCCCTGTGAGCAAGGGAGCCAAGACCAAAGCGGCGGCCCAACGTCAGGCTTCAGCGATTAATATTTTCCAAGCCCGTAAGCGTGGCGCAAAGATTCCCCGTCAATAGCTGTTATAATCGGGTTATGTGTTTATTGTGTAATGAAAGAGCCAGCAATATGAGCGTTGTCAATTTAACCGTACATAAGAACAACCGGCAGCAACGAGAGCGCAAGATAAGCCGTAAAACACTCATTGGAGCCGCAAAAGATATGGCAAACAGTGAGTGCGTTGCTGGTTTTTTTATTGTGTCATGGGATGAAGACGGAAAGAACTATGAAAATAGGTTCTATGATCCCAAAGCCGTAAAGGGGATTAGCGGCCTCCCTGATTACGTTGCAGGATGTGCAAGGCGGCTAGTAACTAGCATAGATGGTGAAGAATGATGACCTATGACGAATACGTAAAGGAATGCAAAGCTAAGGGCAAGTTACCATGTGGTGAGCAAGTATGGAGGATGAAGCATGGCAGGGCGCAAAATTAAACCACCACTATCAACAGGCAAGATTACAAGGGCGCAAGCGGCGAAGGCGGTTAAGGCTGCAAAGCTAACCGATAAGCAAGGCAAGGCAGGCCAGCCCTCTAAGTACAGAGAAGAGTACAACGAGCAGGCCTATAGGATATGTTTGTTATATGGTGCGACAGATAAGAAACTAGGGGAATATTTTGGTGTTTGCGAAAGAACTATTAATAATTGGAAAGAAAATCATCCTAAATTCTTGCAGTCCGTAAACGATGGAAAGGACATTGCAGACGCTAAAGTATCTGAAAGTCTGTATAATAGAGCACTTGGTTATTCCCATGAGGATACGCATATTTCCAACTATCAGGGTGAAATTAAGATCACTCCAACCATGAAACATTATCCCCCTGATGCGACGAGTGCCATCTTCTGGCTTAAGAACAGGCAGAAAGATAAATGGCGTGACACTAAAGTTGTCGGCGGCGACCCAGAAAACCCAATTGAATTGAATGTGAACCCATCAGATAAGTTAAGAGATTTCTTGAATGACCAATCAAAGCGCATCGGAGAAGTTGGCGATACTACCGCAGACTGACCGAGATGCATTCATAAATAGCTTGAGCAAAGAAGAAGCCGCTGCCTTGATGTATGATTGGCGCGGCTTTATGGCACGTCCCGACCAAATTGCCCCGGGGGGTGTTTGGGATATATGGCTTTGTCTGGCCGGTAGAGGGTGGGGAAAGACCAGAACAGGTGCTGAATGGGTCAAAGAGAACGTAGCTAGTGGAACAGCCGGACGTATTGCTTTGATAGCTGAGACGGCAGCAGACGCACGCGACGTCATTGTTGAGGGTGATAGCGGGATACTTCGCTGTTATACCAAGGCTGATAGGCCGTTGTATGAATCATCAAAGAGGCGGTTGACATGGAATAATGGTGCGACAGCTACCCTATTCAATGCATCGGAGCCTGACCAGTTACGTGGTCCTCAGTTTGATCTAGCCTGGTGTGATGAGCTTGCTAAATGGCGGTATGCACGGGAAACATGGGACATGCTACAGTTTGGGCTGAGACTAGGTGATCATCCCAAGGTTCTCGTTACGACAACGCCGAGACCTATTGAGGTGGTAAGGGCTATCATAGCAGGACAAGAGGGCGTGGTTACCACCACACGCGGCAACACGATGGACAACAGATCGAACCTCGCCGGCGCGTTTCTCACAAAGATTATCAATCGCTATAAAGGAACGAGGCTAGGCAGACAAGAACTTAATGCTGAGATATTGGGTGATATTCCTAATGCTCTTTGGACTTACGCAATGATAGAGATATCCAAGGTGAGCGTAATGCCTGAGAGGCTTGGCCGTACAGTTGTAGCAGTTGACCCAGCAGTGACCAACACAGAAGATAGCGATTATCATGGTATAGTTGTATTGGCGTTAGATGAAAGTGGGCGTGAGGCTTACGTCTTAGAGGATGGATCAAGGAAAGGTTCGCCACTTGACTGGGCCAAACGTGCTGTGTCTCTGTATGATAAGTATGAAGCTGATGCTATAATAGCTGAAGTTAATCAAGGCGGCGACATGGTGAAGGCCAATATAAGGACAGTCAGATCAAGCATCCCTGTTATCGAGGTAAGGGCGACTAGAGGCAAGCATGTAAGGGCAGAACCTATTGCGTCACTGTATGAGCAACGCAAGGTCCACCATGTCGGAACTTTCGATGAATTAGAGAAACAAATGACTATGATGACAACGGCAGGATATGAGGGAGAGGATTCGCCGGATAGGTGCGATGCTCTTGTATGGGCTTTGACTAATCTATTCCCTTCCATTGTAAGTAAGCCAAAACCTGTTATAGTACCACCAGCGCCGCGTAAGAATTATTGGAATTAGTAATGCCGCATAAAGAAATTGAAGTTGTACATTTAACTGATAAGCTCAGAGAAATCCACCAGGAGGCATTGATAGCTTCCAAGGAAGTTCAGGAAGTCCAGCACGAGGAGCGCATTCAGAATATGGAAGACAGGCGCTTTGTCACTATTGCCGGTGCACAATGGGAAGGCGACCTAAACGATCAATTCGAGAACAAGCCTAAGTTTGAAGTCAACAAGATTCAGAAATCTCTGGAAGAAATCAAGAACGAATATAAGAACAACCGCATTACAGCCAACTTTGAGCCGGTCAACGGTGATGAGGGTGACACCCTGGCTGATACATGTGATGACCTATACCGTGCAGCAGAGCGCAAGAGCGTGGCCAAAGAGGCATATGACAACGCCTTTAGTGAGGGTGTGGCTGGTGGTATCGGCGCATGGAGACTGAAAACAGAGTTGGAGGATGAGTTCGACCCTGACAATGATTTGAAGAATATTATCATAGAGCCACACTTTGATGCTGATATAACAATCTTCTTTGACCTTGGAGCCAAGAGGCAAGATAAGCTTGATGCGACAAAGGCCTGGGCGTTAATAGCAATGACACGCAAGGCTTACATAGAGACATATGACGAAGACCCTGTATCATGGCCGAAAGAGATAGATGACACATTCTTTTTTGATCATAAGGCCCCCAATATCGTTTATGTTGCTGAATATTATCAGGTGGATGAAGGGGAGATAACTAGGACAACATTCAAATCCCTTGAGGATAAAGAAGAAACTTTTGACGACATCTCAGATGAAAAGCGTACAGAATTAGAGGCAATCGGTCATGAGATGGTCAGCGAACGCAAAGTCAAACAGCGCGAGGTTCATAAATACATTATGTCAGGGAGTAAGATACTTTCAGATGAGGGTGTTATTGCAGGCAAGTTTATACCTATCGTTCCCTACTATGGTAAGCGGTCGTATATTAACAATGTCGAAAGAAACCAGGGCCACGTAAGACCAGCAAAGGACATGCAGCGTCTTAAAAATATGCAAGTATCAGATTTAGCTGGTATCTCGTCCAGATCAGGAGAGCCAAAACCTATCGTTACGCCTGATCAAATAGCAGGTCATGAAAATGTATGGCGTGATGAGAATATAGACAATCCTGCATATCTTACCTTAAATCCTATTCTTGATAAGGACGGCAATGAGGCCCCGGCCGGACCGTTGGGATATACCCAACCCGCTCAAATATCTCCTGCTATGGCGGCACTTCTTACAATCACCGATCAGGACATCAAGGACGTATTGGGTGATCGGGATCAAGGTAAGCGGATTGTTTCTAATATTTCCGGGGATGCTGTTGAGCGAATACAAGATGCTATCGATATGCAGACCTTCGGGTTTATGGATAGTTTCGCCCGATCTATTGAGACGTCTGGAATTATATGGTTGTCAATGGCTATTGATATTTTCACAGAAGACGGTAATGAAGGCCGCAAACTTAAAGCGATCACGAATCAGAACAAGTCAAGACAGATTCAATTAATGCGAAAGGTTATTAACCCTAAGACTGGTAAGGTGAAGACGGAAAACGATTTCAGCAAAGCCAAGATGGAGATCAATGTCGAGGTAGGACCATCCAGCAGCACCAAGCGCAAAGGGACTGTCAATACACTCACGAACATGTTGCAATTTGCCCTTACTCCCGAGACACAAGACGTTATCACTTCCATGATTATGATGAATATGGAGGGTGAAGGTGTCAGTGAAGCTCGCGAATTCTTCCGCAATAAACTTGTTCAGGCTGGCGTTCTTAAGCCTACTGAGGACGAGGCCAAGGCTATTGCCGCAGCACAACAAGCGCAACAGAATGCGCCGCCAACAGCCGAAGAAGAGTTCCTGCAATCAGAAGCATCTAAGAACGAGTCTGAGGTTATGAAGAACATGGCCTCAATTGGCAAGACTATTGCTGAAGCAGGCAAAGCAGAAGCACAAACAGCTGAGATTATCGAAGGTATAGACCGTGCTGATCGAGCGGAAATATTCGATCAAGTAGATAAATTAAACCAACCCAACTAGGCCCCCATGCCTAAAACAATGGAGTAAACTATGTCTAATGAAGATCAAGGCGAAGCCGTTCAAGAGAATGAGGTCGTTGAAGAAGTTGAAGATAATGATGTTACTGAAAATACAGATGAGGGTGAAGAAACCCTAGTTGTTTCCATCGGTGATGATGAGCCAGACAAGGAAGAGGAAGTCTCAGAGAGTGCGCCGGAATGGGTGAAAGACCTCCGCAAGACTAACCGGGAACAGAAGAAAAGGCTTAAGGAGTACGAAACCAAAGAAGCACAACGACAATCCACTAAAGATCAGGTTGAAGTAGGTGAAAGACCGAAACAAGACGACTATGATTATGAACAACAGGACAAGTTCGCAGAAGATTTGATTGCCTGGAACGACAGAAAGCGCAAACTTGAATCCAACAAGAAAGCCGCCAAGGATGAAGAGTCTGCCGCTGATGAGCGGTATCATAAACGGTTAGCCTCATATGATGCCAACAAGGCCGCGCTTAAGGTCGATGACTTTGAAGAGGTTGAGGACAGGGTCAAATCCCAATTCAGTGTTCAGCAACACGCTATCGCTATCCATGCTCTTGATAAGCCGGAGCTGTTTATGTTGGCAGTTGGCAATAACCAGAAAACACTTGATAGATTGTCTGAGATTAAAGACCCCGTTATATTCGCCGTTGAAATAGGAAAGATTGAGGCCAAATTGAAAACCACGAAGAGAAAATCTCCGCCACCTGAGACAAGACTGAAAGGTACTGCTGCAATTGGTGGTTCGTCTGATACGCATATGGAAAAGCTTGAACGTGAGGCTGATAAGACGGGAGATAGAACCAAGATTTACGCTTATAGACGATCCCTCAAAGAAGCCTCATAAATACAAAGTTGCCATTGCGGGTAGAATAAGTTACTATATCCGCAATGGTTTATTCCATGGTGTCGCTCACCTTACGAGCAGTTAGTCCATGGCCCCCGTTCAGCCCATTGAATGAGTAGATGTTAAATTTAATCAATGGAGGCCTATAATGGCTAATACTTTCGGTAAACAAATAACCGTCCTCTTTGACGATGTTCTAGAGGGCTTCGATGACCAACTGGTTATATCTGGCATGGTTGATACTTTTAACTTTGACGACCAAGACCTTGAACGTTCCAGCGATACAATCTGGCGCCCGCGCCCGAGAATATCACAGTCATACGATGGAATCGATCAGACCTCCAACTTTAATGATGAAGTTGAATTAATGATCCCGGCCAGCGTAGGCACGGTAAAATCTGCCAACTTTACGTTGACGGCCACCGAACTACGTGATGGTACGGCGTTTTCCAGGACAATGCGGTCCAAGGGCCAGAAACTCGCGTCAGATATTAATGTGGCCTTGATGAACACGGCGGCCAATGAAGGAACAGCGGTTGTCGCCAGATCAGTAGCCGCAACGGGATATGATGACGTTGCTGAGGCAGATGCGCTATTTAATGAACGCGGTATTCCTATGGAAGATAGAATGCTGGCCTTATCCAGCCGTGACTATAATGGCATGGCTGGTAATTTAGCGGCTCGTGAGACTATGACCGGAAAACCTACCCGCGCCTTTGAGAGGTCATTTGTCGGTATTGTGGCCGGGTTCGATACATTCAAGCTTGACTATGCAAATCGCCTTGCCGCTGCTACTGGTACGACTGTAACGATTAATGCGGCTACCATCGGGGATCGTCATTTGACTCCTGTATCAACCACCGCGACATCAGACGGTAATAACCGGGTCAATGTTGATAACCGGCTTCAAACCATTACCATTGGCGTTGTCTCCGGTACCGTGGTTGCAGGTGATGCCTTTACCATCGCAGGTGTAAACTCAGTTCATAATATCACCAAAGAGGATACCGGCCAGCCCATGACCTTCCGGGTTGCGAACATCCTTACTGGTGGTGGCGGCGCAGGAACCATTGAGATCAGCCCTCCTATTATCACTGTTGATGACACCACCACCTCCGGCGATGTTCAGTATCAAAACTGTAGTGCCACCCCTGCCAATGGGGCCGCGTTGACGTTCTTGAATACCACGCTAGCCTCAATCAATCCTTTTTGGCACAAGGGTGCTATCGAGCTTAACCCTTCACGTTTGATCATTCCTAGCGAAAGCAATTTGCAGCACATTATGGGAACCACAGATCAGGGCGTCACTCTGTTGATGACCAGTGATGGTGATCTGAACACCTTGAACACCCGATACAGGTTTGATGTGTTATTCGGGACCACAATGCTTAATCCAGAGCAAGCCGGTATTATGTTGTTCGGTCAGACTTAATCTAATGGGGGGCTTCGGCCTCCCTTCCAACCTAAGGAATACCACATGACCAATACAATGCTTTATAAACACCCTGGTCCACATAAGATTCACGGTAATATGTTTGACTACATCGTGACGGAAGATATTGAAGCCGCCATTAAGGACGGGTGGTCAAGGACCACACCAGAAGCCCTTGACTGTGTAAGCAATGCGCCGCCCACACGTGACGAGGTTAAAGCAAAGGCTGATAATCTTGGCCTTAAGTATGCAAAAAATATCAAAACTGCCAAACTTCAAAAGATGGTTGAAGATGAGATTGACAAGTTAGAGGGTTAATATGTCATACACGAAAAGGCAATTCGTTGAAGCTGGATTTGAAGAAGCTGGTTTAGCATCTTATATTTTCAGTTTGACCCCAGACCAATTACAGAGTGTTTTGCGCCGCCTTGATGGTATGATGGGCACTTGGGATGGTAAGGGCATTCGTATTGGGTGGCCTTTAACTACAAGCCCCGAAAACAGTGATTTGGACACTGAGACAGGTGCGCCTGCCAATGCTGTTGAAGCGATCTATTTAAACCTAGCCATACGAATAGCGCCGATGTTTGGTAAGACGCTATCAAATGACACGCAGAAGAATGCACGGCAGGCATTTAATGAGTTGATTGCAAGACATACACAGCCACCACGCAAGAACCTGCCAACCAA